GATCCTTATAGTGATCTTATCTATTCATTGGAAACATATATTATCACTCAACTTTCAGGTTCTAACCCAGATTGTACTTTTAATAGAGTTTAATTTGGAGGTTTGAAATAGTTTTATTATCATTATATTATGGAAAAAATAACTTTAACACAAGAGGAAATTGATTTATTAAAATCAATCCAAGAAGAAAACAACAAGTTAATGGCTAGTTTTGGTCAATTAGAAATGGCTTTACAATCAATAAACTTGCAAAAAGAAGTTTTGATTAAAACGTTTACTAACCTTAAAAACAAAGAAAATGAGGTTGGAACTACATTACAAGAAAAATACGGTAATGGTAACATTAACATAGAAACAGGAGAATTTACTAAAGTAAGTTAGTTTTTGAGAAAAGCTTAGATATTTATTATCAACAATCAATAATTAATCTAAGCGAACATGGCAGAAGTATTATTATCTCCTGGAGTTCTCTCAATAGAGAACGATCAATCACAAGTAACACAAGGCCCAATTACCGTTGGTGCTGCTATTATAGGTCCAACAGTTAAAGGTCCTGTTGAAATACCTACTCTTGTTACTTCATATAGTGATTATGTAAATAAATTTGGTACAACATTTGTAAGCGGTGGTGATGTATATTCATACTTTACATCAATTGCCGCTTATAATTATTTTAATAATGGTGGTGAATCATTGTTAGTAGCTAGAGTAGTAAGTGGAGCTTATTCATCTGCTACTTCAACTGCTATCTCAGGTGCTATTGGTAACGCTTTAGTACTTGAAACTATCTCTGAAGGGACTATAATGAATAGTTCAAGTTCATTAGACTCAGCTGGTGGGTTAGCTAGTGGTTCAACAGATAATATCAGATGGCAAGTTGTATCTCCTGATACTTCATCTGGTACTTTTAGTTTATTAGTTCGTCAAGGTAATGACACATCTAATAGTCCTATAGTATTAGAAACTTGGACTAACTTATCATTAGATCCTAAAGCACCTAACTACGTTTCTAAAGTAATTGGTGACTACACATTAAACTATAACCCAACAAATAATCAAATTGAAATTTCTGGTTCTTACCCTAACGCTTCAAGATACGTAAGAGTAAAATCAGTAAATAATACTCCTGATTACTTTGATAACAATGGTGTAGCTAAATCTCAATATACAGCTTCAATTCCTGTAGCTGCAAGTGGTTCATTCACTGGAGCAACAGGTGGTATAATGGTTGGAGGTCAGTATTACAATAATATTACTGATGGTAACAAATCTCAAGGTATCCCTAGCGCGAGCTATGATGACATGATTGATTTATTATCAAATCAAGATGATTATAAATTCAATGTATTATTAGCTCCAGGATTATTTAATTCATTACATTCAAGTCAAGTATCAACTATTATAACTAATACTCAAGGTAGAGGTGATAGTTTATTTGTTCTTGATTTAGTAACATATGGTTCTACAGTTACTTCAGTAACAAGTCAAGCCGCCTCAAGAGATACTTCATATGCTGCTTCATATTGGCCATGGTGTCAAATTCAAGATCCAAGTTCAGGTAAGAACGTTTGGGTTCCAGCTTCAGTATTAATCGCAGGTGTTTATGCTTACAATGATAGAGTAGCTGAACCTTGGTTCGCACCAGCAGGTATTAATCGTGGTGGATTAGGAACTGTAATTCGCGCTGAACAAAAATTACCTCAATCAAGCCGTGATACTTTATATCAAGGTAAAGTTAATCCAATTGCAACATTCCCTGGAACTGGAACTGTAGTATATGGTAACAAAACATTACAAACTAAAGCATCAGCTCTTGATCGTGTGAATGTAAGACGTTTATTAATTGCTTTAAAATCTTATATCGGCCAAGTAGCGAATACATTAGTATTTGAACAAAATACAACTGCTACAAGAAACCAATTCTTAGCTCAAGTAAATCCTTACTTAGAATCAGTTCAACAAAGACAAGGTTTGTATGCGTTTAGAGTAGTAATGGATGATAGTAATAACACACCAGATGTTATAGATAGAAATCAGTTAGTAGGTGCTATTTATTTACAACCAACTAAAACAGCTGAATTTATCTATCTGAACTTCAATATTACACCTACTGGAGCTACATTCGCGTAATATTTTAAATTTAATAATATTTATAACAAGATAAATAAATAAATAAAATGGCAGTATTAAATCCAAACGAAATATTTTTCACAGCATTTGAACCTAAACAACAGAATAGATTCATAATGTATATTGATGGTGTTCCCTCATATATGATTAAAGGTGTAGGCGCAGTAACTTTAACTCAAGATACAATTAAGCTAAACCATATGAATGTAGCTCGTTATGTTAAAGGTAAATCAAATTGGGGTACTATATCATTTACATTATTCGATCCTATTACTCCTTCAGGTGCTCAAGCTGTAATGGAATGGGTACGTTTACACCACGAATCAGTAACAGGTCGTGATGGTTACTCAGATTTCTATAAGAAAGACTTAACATTCAATGTTATTGGTCCTGTAGGTGATATTGTTAGTGAATGGGTAATTAAAGGTGCTTTAATCACAGAAGCTAATTTTGGTGAATATAGTTGGGACAATGAATCAGTAGCCCAAAATATTACAATGACAGTTCAACCTGATTACTGTGTGTTGAATTTCTAAAAGATTACTTTTTCCGAAGTATACAGAAAGTTAGCTTGGCTTTTAGCCAAGCTTTCTTTATCTTGTATATTTATAATCAACAAATGTTATATTAAATAATTATGAGTAATTTTAGTTTTCCAACAGAGGTTATAGAACTACCATCAAAAGGTCTATTATACCCAGAATCAAACCCATTATCCTCAGGCAAAGTAGAAATGAAATATATGACTGCTAAAGAAGAAGATATTTTAACAAATCAGTCTTATATTAAACAAGGTATTGTATTAGATAAATTATTACAGTCACTTATTGTATCTAAAATTGATTATAATGATTTATTAACTGGTGATAAAAATGCTATATTAATAGCTGCTCGTATTTTAGGTTATGGTAAAGATTATGATTTTGTATATCGAGGTGAAAAAGTAACTGTGGATTTAACTAAAATAGAAAATAAAGTTTTAGATGAATCATTGTTTACTAAAGGTAAAAATGAATTTGAATTTAAAGTACCTTCTACCTCAGACATACTAACTTTTAAATTATTAACTCATGGTGATGAATTAAAAGTAGATCAAGAAATAGAATCATTAAAGAAAATAGGTCAAAACACTGAAAAGTCAACACGTTTAAAGTATATGATTACCTCTATTAATGATAATAGAGAAGCTAAATCAATTCGTGATTATGTTGATAATTATTTGTTAGCCAAAGACGCATTAGCCCTCCGTACATATATTAATAAAATCCAACCAGATGTTGATCTAACAGTTACTGTTAATACTTCAAATGGCCCAGTGGAGGGGGTATCAATGCCTATAGGGCTTGACTTTTTTTGGCCTGACCTTGGAATATAGAATGTTTTTATTCACTCAAATCCATGAAATGATATTTTATGGAAATGGAGGATATGATTATGAAACTATATATAATATGCCAATATGGTTACGCAAATTCACATTTTCTAAAATAAGAGAATATTACAATCCAGACACAACTGAGGATGTTGTGTCAAAATCAAAAGACGCTATGCGTAAAGGCGCGGCAGATGGCGCGGCCCCTAAAGTTAATGTTCCAACATATATTACTAAAGCTAATAAAAGAGCATCACCTAAAAAGTGATGCTCTCCCATATTTATAATAAACTGTATAGTAAATGGCTGACCCAAACGAAGAAATAGATAGAGGTAAAAAAAGTTTAAAAGAAATATCAGATATTGTAGGAGCTTTAGATGATGGATTTCAATCCTTAACATCACGATTATCTGATTTAGCTGAAGGATTAACTGATATAGTTGATAATGCTAGAGCATTTTCTAGAGTTCAAAAAGACACTATTTCTACATTAAATAAAATAGCTAAAGCTAATGAAAAACTAATAAAAAATCAAATTAGTTTAAATGAAGGTCAACTATCTAGTAAGAAAATTCAAGAACAAATAAATGAATTAACTGCTACTCGTGAAGTTCTTGATCAAAGATTAAAGAATTTACTTGATAAACAAACTCAAGGTTTAATTTTGAGTAAAGGAGAATTAGATGAAATTAAAAGTCTTCAAGAAGGTATAGAAGAAATAACAGGAGAGGTAACTGACAATTATCAAAGACAATTAGGTTTAGCTAAGGAAATAGAAAAAAAAGCAGGTGGATTTCAAAAATTAGCAGACACAGTTAAATCTGTTCCTGGTTTAAAGGGCATAGCAGGACCATTTCAAGATGCAGCGAATGCTGCTTCTAAAGCAGCAGCAAGTGGCAAAAGTACATTTCAAATATTTAAAGCTGGAGCTGGAGGATTAACTTCATTTCTTAAAGGCCCAACATGGATAACAGCGTTAGTTGAAGTAGCTAAATTCTTTATTGATGCTATGTTTGAAGCTGACAAACGTGTCACTAACATAGCTAAAAACTTTTCAATATCTAAAGATAGTGCTCGTGGTGTATATCAAGCATTAATTGGTTCTAAAGCAGTTTTAACATCTACTTTAGCTACTACTAAAAATATAACTGAAGCTTTTAATGAACTAGCTTCACTATCAGACTTTGTATATCAAGCTTCATTTAGGCAACTTGATACTCAAATACAATTAACTAAAGAAATAGGTATTCAAGCTGAAGAAGCATTACAACTTCAACAACTATTTGCTTTAAATAATAATGAATCTGATAAAGGTTTAGATATTGTTTATGATCAAATAGCAGCGTTTGCTAATCAAAATAAAATAGTAGCAGATGGTAGAAAGGTAATAGCGGATGTTAATAGATTAAGTAGTTTAATTAAACTTAATTTTAGAGGAAATACAGGTGAACTTGTTAAAACAGTTTTAGAAGCTAAAAAATTAGGTCTAACATTAGATCAAGTAGCTAGAACTCAAAGCTCATTATTAGATTTTGAATCATCTATATCATCTCAAATTGAAGCTGAATTATTAACTGGAAGACAAATAAATCTAGAACGTGCTCGTTTATTTGCTTTAAATAATGATATAGCTGGTTTAACTGAAGAAATAGCTAAACAAAATATAACAGCCGCCTCATTCAGTAGAATGAATGCTATACAACAAGAATCTATAGCTAAAACTTTAGGTATGAGTGCGGGCGAGTTAGGTGAAACTTTATTTAAGCAAGAGTTAATTAATAAAGCTGGAGGTCAAGAATTAAAAAATAAACGTGAATATATTGCTTTATTAAAAGGACAAGGAAAAACAGAAGAAGCAAACCGTCAACAAAGAGAATTAGAAGCTTTAGAAGCAGGAATAGTTAGAGGACAAACATTACAAGACGCACAAAAATCATTAGATGCCCAAACTAAATTTAATACTGCTTTAGAAAGAGCAAAAGAAATATTCTCAGATTTAGTGAGTGGTGGTTTATTAGATAGTCTTTCTGATATTTTACTTGATTTAGTTTTAAATTTAGAAAAATTAGGACTTGGTAATAGAGAAGCTAGATTAGCTAGAGAAAGAGAAACGGCTAAAGAAAAATTAGGTAAAAGATATAATGAGGAAGAATTTAAACAAATACAAGAAAAAGCTTCTCCTTCTTTATTAAAAAGTGTTTTAAATTCAATAGCATCGTATGGAAGTCTATCTACCCGATTATCTATAGAAGCTGAACAAAAGGCAGCTAGATCAGCTATTAGTACTATAAAAGCCGATAACTTCACAACTAGAACTAACCCAGCGGATACATTAGTAAAAGCTGATGACTTCACAATTAGAACTAACCCAGCGGATACATTAGTAATGGCTGGTGGTACTAAACTTGGTAATACTGATGAATTACTTAAAACTCAACAAGAAACTAATATGTTATTAAAACAACTGTTAGCTAAAGATACTAATTTATATGTTGATTATACTAAATTTGCTACAGCTGGTAGCAAAGTATCTTATAATATTTAATATTTATAACAAACATTAATATTTACTACAATGGGACTATTAACAAAATTAACAACAGAAGGCTCAAATCTATCTAAATACGATGGTGCTACACCACCTGTTAATCCATTAGCAACAAAACAATCAAAATTACATGCTGATGGTTCTCAACCTGGATATTCATTAAATGGTAACAACGCTAATGTTGTTATTAATGATTATGGTAACTATGAGGATGGTGTTAATAACGCTATTCCTCAACCATCAACATTAGATTTAAATGGAGCACCTCCAACAATCACACCATCAGGACAAAAATTACCTTATTTGAATAACCTACCTGGGTAATGCCTTTAATAGATTTATTAAATACTACTGCCTTAAAATCTTTACGGTACGGGAAAGATACTATTGGGGGTGGGTCTAGTAATCAACCTTATATTACTAAACCTATTCCTGATAGTTTTGCTGACTTAGGAAGAACAGGTGGGCCTGATTTTCTTTTAAGAGGAGGAACATTAGCTTTTACAAGTACAGCTGATGATGTATCTCGTCTAACTAAAATGTTTTTTGATACTAAAGCTCCTAATGGGGTTTTATTTATAGCTAAACAAAATCTATTAACACGTTTAGGTGTTAAAACACAAGCTGGTGGTCAAGAAATATATTTACCCACTTCAACATTAGCTCAAGCTGGAGTAAATGCTTTTGGTTTACATTTTTATAAACAAGGTTTAAACCCAATACCTATTCCTTCTAATAGTCCTGTTATATCTTTAGGACCATTAGGCGCAATAAGTCCAACAGGTAATATCATAACATATTCTCAAGTAGTACCTGTAGGTAGTACACAAACAACAAATGATACTACTCGTAATAATAGGTTAATTCAATTAACTAATAATAAAATATTAAATCAAGGATTACCTGCTAATACATTTATAGGTGCTAATTTATTAACTAGCAATCCAAATAATATATCTCTTGATTCTAATTATATATTACAATATGGTGGAGGTCCTGGTTCTATCTTAGGTATAGGTCCTACAAAAATTAAATTTGCTGACCAACGAATTGTTACTCTTAGTAAAAAACTACCTAATGGAGTAAATTATAATTTTTCTCTTTTAACATTTTATGATACAATTACATCAGGTCAATTAAATGACCAGAGATCATCTCCATCTTTTATCCCTAAAATTCAAGATTTTAGAATATTACTAAGAACAAATTTAGAAAATTCCTCAGTTATATCTAATTCTCCTGATTATAATACTGATAATATAGAAAATAGAGTATTTTTAGGAAATCCAGGTAAAAGAGGCAATATAATTAGTTATACTAAAGGTAAAATATTAGATGGTGATACAGTATCTAGAGCTTTAGATAAAATTACTGCTAAACCTTTATATCAATCTCGATATGTAGATAAAGATGAGGTAAATGATTTAGTTAAATTTAGAATTGAAGCAATAAACAATAATAATCCTGGTGAATCTGTATTTATCCATTTTAGAGCATTTTTAGATTCATTTTCAGATGCTTATAGTGCTACTTGGAACCCAACTAAATATATAGGTAGAGGTGAAGAATTTTACACATATGGTGGTTTCACTAGAGATATTTCTATTAATTGGACAGTAGCCGCTCAATCAAAAGATGAACTTATACCTATGCATCAAAAATTAAATTATCTGGCTTCTAATTTAACACCTGATTATAGTAGTAATGGATATATGAGAGGTCCAATGATGAGATTAACAGTAGGAGGTTATTTATATTCACAACCTGGTTTTATAACTAGTTTAAATTATACTGTAGATGATAATTCTACTTGGGAAATAGGTATTGATGATGAGGGAGGAAGTGATCCATCAGTTAAAGAATTACCTCATGTTATTAAAGTTACTATGAATTATACTCCAATACATGAATTTGTTCCTCGTAAACAAACTAATACATATACAGGTTCAGCAGCTGGTCAAAATACAGGTAATTACATATCAGCTTTTGGTCCTGAACATTATATAGCATTATCAACTGGAGACCATAACAATTATACTAAATCTCCTAATTATTTACCTCAATAATGAATCGTTATCAAAACATACCAATTGAGAAAATAGATAAAAAACGAGTTTATAGAACAGTTCGTTATCCGGAGATTCCTTTGTCTGAAAATGACATATATGTTTACACAATACAAGGAGATAGATTTGATATTTTAGCTCAACAATATTATAATGATAGTTCATTATGGTGGATAATATCTATAGCTAATGATAATTTACTTCAAAACTCTTTAGTTATACCTGAAGGATTACAAATAAGAATACCAACTAATATAGCTGATATCATACAAGCATTCAATTTAATAAACTCTTAATATGAATATAATAGGAGAAGGTTTTCATAAAAATATTATTACTGAAATAAATAGAAGACAAAAAGTACAAGGATATAGAGCTTCTACTCAAACAGGTTTAATACCACAAGTTTTAGATTACTTAAACACTAGAACTGGGTGGGTTAAAATGATATCTTCTGTTGATGTGACTGATATAGGTGCTTTAAATTCTCCATCAATTAAAACATTAGGTTTAAATGGTTCAAAATTAGCTGAAAAATTTATTTTATTTAATGGGGTGAGTGAATTTCAAAACCCAAACCCTAGAGGAGGAATAATGGGTTATGAGTGGAGTCCTAATACACCAACACAAAATACTTTAGCCAATGGTAAAGCATATGGTATAGGCAACACCCAAAATTTTGGCCAATCACCAATGATGGGTATTATATCAGCTAATATTAAAACTGAAACTAGAGGTTCACTAAAAACAGCTACAGTTCAAATTAAAGCATGGAATAAATTACAATTTGATATTATTGATAATTTATATTTAAGATTAGGATTTAATGTTTTATTAGAATGGGGTTACTCTCATTACTTTCAAAATATTGATGGTGAGATAGGAAACTTAAGTCCTAATACATATACTCTTGAAAATGATTTTTTTAATCGTAAATATGATTATTATGGTTTATTAGAATTAGCTCAAGAAAATCGTTTTAAATCATTTGGTAATTATGACGCTTTAATAGGTAGAGTAGTTAATTTTAATTGGGAGTTTAAAAGAGATGGTAGTTACGATATAACTGTGATATTAAGAAGTCAAGGTGATGTTATTGAATCTTTAAAAACTAATATTTTATTAGACACCAAACCTACATTAACTGACATTTTAGCTAACACAGGAAAAAATCCTAACCTTATATATGAAAATACAATTGCTGGTAAAATTTTAAATCCATCTACTACACCTCCAACTCCAGAAGCTGAAACTATAGATCAATCTACTGAGTTAGGTAAATTTTATGTTAAATGCAAAACGATACTTGATAATGTAAAAGAACAAAAAGCAGGATGTGCTGTAGCTAGTTTAAATAATAATGGTAAAGCTGATATTATAAGACAAGAATTCAGAGATAATAAAAGCATACAATATTATATTAGATTAGGTTCATTATTAGAATGGATTCAAAATAGTATTGTACCTAAATTAAAATTTAATAATAAAACTTCACCTGTTTTAAAATTTGAATATAATGATGAATCAAATTTAATTTATACTTTAGGTGGAATTTATTCATTCAGTTCTAATCCATATTCATGTTTAGTTAGGAGTGTTGTAGAATTAAATAATGACATATATGTTATAGCTCCAAATGCTGAAAGGTTTATTGATGTTGTTAAAGATAAAGCTACAAATACTGAAACTGATTATCAAGCAGGTAAATTAATGAATATTTATCTTAATTTTAACCTTTTATCAAATTTATTTGTTACTTTAATAAATAAAGATGATGGAAAAGTAGTTTTAATTAAACTTTTACAAAGTATATGTGATGAAATAAATAAAGTTTTAGGTAATATAAATGCTTTAACAGTTAGTATAGATGAAACATCTAATAAAGTAATAATAATAGATCAAAACTCAATACCTAATAGAGATAAAATAATTAAACTTGTTAATCCATTTGGAGAAACAGCAACAGCTAAATTTGAGTTATTTGGTTATAAAAATTTAAACACCACAAATTCTATTGGTACTTTTGTTCAAGATTTTTCTTTAAGAACAGGTATTACTCCTCAATTTGCTAGTATGATTACTATAGGAGCTACATCTCAAGGTTATGTTGTAGGTGAAGAAGCTACTATCTTATCTCGAATAAATAGAGGTTTAACAGACAGAGTTAAACCTGAAATTGTGAATGCTGATTATAGTATGACTAATGTTAGTTCATCTTTAGAAAATGCTAAAACTAAATTTGAAGAAAATACTGTTTCTTTAGCCAATTATATAGAAATGTTATTTTCAAAATCTAATCAATCTCCAACATTAGCTCAAGATTTAGTTTTAGATATACAAAACACATTACGAAACGCTATTGAATCAGGAGAAGCGTTTAATGCAATTTCCGCCTCTATATCTAATCCAAATATTTCATCAAACAGAAGTGGATTTATACCTTTTAATTTGTCTCTAACTATAGACGGATTATCAGGTATGAAGGTGTATCAAAAATTTGTAGTTAATAATGATTATTTACCAAGTAATTATCCTGAATCTTTAGAGTTTATAGTCACTTCAATAAACCATGTGATTCAAGATAACAAATGGATTACTCAAATTGAATCATTAGCTTTACCTAGAATAACTACTCAAGCTAAGATAGATTATAAAACTGTTTTACCTAGTACACCAACTCCAATAGAAATCACTTCCTCTTTTAATACTGATACTTTTAATAAGAGAAACGAAATCCAAACCGCTATAACTTATTTTAAAGAAAGTTTACAACTAACACAAGCACAAATAGCAGGTATAATAGGTAATTTATTATTAGAGTCAGGTTTAGAACCACGAACTGTAAATAGTATTGGAGCTGTAGGTATAGCCCAATGGTTAGGAGATAGAAAAGCTAAGCTTTTAAAGAATGCTGATTATCTCACTTTTGCTAGACAATTAGCTTTTATAGGTGCTGAGTTAAAATCAACAGAAAAAAGAGCATTATCTGAGTTAAGAAAAACAACAACACCAGCTTCTGCTGCTTTGTCTTGGGAAAGATATTATGAAAGAAGTGGTGGAGCAGGGTTAGAAAAACGTCAAGGATATGCTAATGATATCTTTAATAAAATACAATCTGGAGTTTATAAATATTAATTATAATGTATTACCCAAAATCACAAATAAAAACTAATTTATATACTAATGGTGGGGAATTTGCTTTAATTACTACTAACCAGGAATACATTGGTTATTACTGGTCAACATCTACAGGCAAAAATTACTCTGGTAAAACTCCTGATGATATTGATGTAGTTGAATTAATAACCTTACCTCAAAAATCACCATCTACTAGTAATTCTATATCTAATTATATCGTAACTACAGGTTTAAATGAGTATTATAATAATATTAAACAACTAAAATCTCAAACTTTATTTTTACCTACTTACTATCAACCACAACCAACACAACAGGACTATCAAATTGGTGAGTTTAGAAGATACTTTACTAAAAAAACCAATGAACTATTATACACTGAGGTTAGTAAAGATACATATGATAACATACTAAATAAAAACTCACAATGGTTATGGCAGGATTACTTAGCGTTTAATATACCTTGGTCTATATCAGGTGATAAATTAACAGTAGCTAAAACAAACAAAAACATTGTTGATTTAACTATAAAAAATCTAATATTACCTAAATTTAATGATTATTTACGCAATGATTATTTGAAATTTTATAAGTAAGTTTTGTAATTTCCAATTTTTTTACATATATTTATAACAAAGTAATAACTAAACATGAAACTATTAAATGAACAATTTGTTAGAATGCAAAGATTAGCTGGTCTAATTACTGAAAGCGAATACAAAACTAAACTAACTGAAAATACATTTTACCAAGACATGGTAGCAGCTAACCCAGGTTGGGATAGAGAAACTGTTATGGATATGGTTAAAGATGAATATGAAAAAGAAGGATCTATGGGTGACATAGATGTTTCTGGTGATTATGAAGATCATTTAGAATATTTAAAAGGTGCTGAAGAATGGTTTGACAAAGCCCAATCATCAGGTCCAACTGTAAAACCTGGTGATAAAGTTGAAGTACTTGATATGATGACTAGAAAGTTTATTCCTGGTGTCATTGAAAGCGAAACTATGTTAAAAGGAAACTTTATGTTTGCTGGTAACGTAGAACCTAATAAAATACCAGGATGGATGATTAAAACTAAATTAGGTGTAACAGCTGTTCCTCAATGGAAAGAGGGTATGATGTTTAAAAAAATAGGATAATAATATTTTATAGTATATTTAAGGCTTGGGAAACCAAGCCTTTTTTATTTTAATTTGGCTTAACATCTTACAACCATTATTATTATATTATAATAAAGGTTATGTTTTGGCTAATAGAAAATACAAATCAATTAAAACAGTTTTATAATAAAAACTGTGATGAAGCATTTGTTGAGATAATACCTCATCATGATTTAGTTCATCCTAAACTAAATAATATATCATTAATTTATATTCGTCCTGTTAAAGGTCGCAAAGGTTTTATTATTTGTGTTGATCATAGTGAGACAATGTCTATTGATAAGAACCATGTTTTCACTTTACTTAAAACATATAAAACCATTTATACAACTGACCAAAAGCGTTTCTTATATTATTTCACATTAAATAACTTAGTTGATATATCTTTTAATACTCCTGAGTTTCCTGAGATTAATACTAATGCTCATATATTTTTCTATACTAATCATTCAAATAAACTAGACATAAACAGAATTATACCGGTAGTTAAGCATTATGAGAAATGTGAGAATATTTATAAACAACATAAAGATTATTGTTATGAACAAAATAAATTCTATTCTAAAATCTCTAAAGCATTTTATGCTATTGAAAACAACGGAATTAACATTAATAGAAAACACTTTGATAAACATTTTGAACTCCCAAATGATTCGTTATCTATTAACAATTCCCGAATATATTCCAGTTATAACTTACATACTACAACAGGTAGGCCATCAAATTCATTTAATAGCATAAACTTTGCTGCTTTAAGTAAAGATAATGGGTGTCGTAAAGCATTTACTCCTCGTAATGACTATTTTCTCGAGATTGATATTAGCGCTTACCATCCTACTCTAGCTGCCCAACTCATATCTTATCCCACCCACCCAGAGCAAATATATGCTGAGTTTGCCAAGGTAGCAAAAGTTGGTATTAAAGAGGCAAAAGAGTTAATGTTCCGTCAACTTTATGGAGGTATAATGGATAAGTATAAATTTTGGGATTACTTTGAAGGGATACAAACATATATAGATAAGTTGTGGAATCAGTATCAAAATGTTGGTTATATCAACTGTCCTATATCAGGCCACACCTTTCATAAATCCAAATTAGAAAACGTTAATTCCAACAAGTTATTCAACTATGTCCTACAAAACATGGAAACATCAAATAATGTTAAAATTATATGGGATATACTGAAGTTATTAAAAGGTAAAAACACAAAACTTGTATTGTATACTTATGATGCGTTTTTATTTGATATGGATAATAATGAGGATATCATTGAAGATATTAAACAAATATTCAATAAATATAAATTAAGTATTAAAACAAAAACAGGACACAATTATGATTTTTAATGAAACAGTCAATATGTATAGATGCAGTTATGACATTGAAGAAAATCTAATACTTGACAACTTGAATAATAAGTTATTTGCAACATTTACAACATTAGAAGAATTAGAAAATTTAATTGATAAATTAAATGACACATATTCTATTATGTATAAGAAGATATTCGTGTTACAAATAAATAACAACGAAGAGTATATTCTTACATACAATGTTGATCAAGGTAATGTTAATTCAATTCCTGAAAATACAATACTAGTACATCGTAAAAAAGAGTACAATGTTTTATATACTATCAACTCATTAAATGAATTAATTAAGTCTTTGAATGGTGGTGTAGTTAATCCAAGTTATCGAATTGACTGGCAACACTACCGAAACACAATATTATTAACTCAACACAACGAATTAAAACAACTAAAAACCAGAATATACAAAATAGTAAATCTATAGTTTGGCAATTGAGCCCTTCTTATATAATTTATAAGAATAATAACTAATTAATATAACACTATATTTTAAATTTTATGGATATCAAATCAATCAAAGCAAGGCTAAATGCTCTACAGTCGTCATCTAGCTCTGGAAAAAAAGAAAAAATCGACTACACTAAGTATTACTGGAAACCAAAACAAGAAGGTAAGTATCAAATCCGTTTTGTACCATCTAAATTTGACAAACAAAACCCATTTCGTGAAATGTTTGTTCACTATGGTATCAGTAAATTTCCTATTTTTGCATTAACTAATTGGGGTGAAAAGGATCCAATTGTTGAATTTGCAAAACAACTACGTTCAACCAATGACAAAGAAAATTGGAAATTGTCTAAGAAACTAGATCCGAAATTGAGAGTTTATGCTCCTGTTATTGTTCGTGGTGAAGAACATAAAGGTGTTCGTTTGTGGGAATTTGGTAAAGAAATCTATTTACAACTATTAGGTATTGCTGAAGACGAGGACTATGGTGATTACACTGACATTAAAGATGGTCGTGACTTCACAGTAGAAGCTGTTATGGGTGATATTGGTGGTCGTCAAGGATTAAAAACATCAATTCGTGTTAAACCAAAAACTTCATTATTAAGTGATAATAAAACTGAAATTGAAACTTGGTTAGCCGAACAGCCAGATGTTCTCCAATTACAACGTAAAATGGATTTTGAAGCTATGAAAGAAGTACTTCAGAATTGGTTAGCTCCAGCTGCTGAAGAACCTGAAGCAGAGACAGAAACTGAGGATGAAGATGAAGCTGATTTACCTTGGGAAAAAGAAACACCTAAAACTAATTATTCATTAAAAAACTCTGGTGCTGCTAAACCAAAATCTAAAGTAGATGAGTTTGATGAATTATTTGAAGACGAAGATTAATAAATAAGGTTATGGCCAAGAAAAAAACATCACTAACAGAAGCAGTATCTGGAGAGTTGAAAGCTAATTTTGACTTAGATAAATTTAAGGAAAAGAAGCTACTTAATAATACTGTAAAATTTAAAGAACAGAAATGGATTCCATTCTCTAAAGCTTTACAAGAATCAGTATCACTTCCAGGTGCTCCTATCGGCCACATTACCTTATTGAGAGGTCATAGTAACACAGGTAAAACAACAGCTATGTTAGAAATAGCTATTAATGCTCAGAAAATGGGTATTTTGCCTGTGTTTATTATAACCGAGATGAAATGGTCTTGGGAACATGCTAAACAAATGGGTTTTCAACTTGAAGACGTTGTTGATAAAGAAACAGGTGAAGTTATAGACCATAAAGGTTTCTTTTTATATGCTGATAGAACACAATTAGGTACAATTGAAGATGTAGCTGAGTTTATAGCTGATCTATTAGATGAACAACGTAAAGGAAACTTACCATATGATTTATGTTTCTTCTGGGATTCAATAGGTTCAATACCATGTAAAATGAGTGTTGAAGCAAATAAAAACAATCCTATGTGGAATGCAGGTGCTATGTCTCAACAATTTGGTAATTTTATTAATCAACGTTTTCCTTTATCACGTAAAGAAAATTCACCTTACACTAACTCAATGGTAGCCATTAATAAAATTTGGGTAGCACCAGCTGAAAGTATTATGGGTCAACCTAAAATGAAGATGAAAAATGGTGAAACAATGTTTTTAGACGCTTCAGTTGTTATTACATTTGGTAATATTACTAATAGTGGTACAAGTAAATTAAAAGCAACTAAAGATGGTAAGGAAGTTGAATTTGCAGTACGTACAAAAGTAGCTGTTGATAAAAATCACGTTACTGGTTTACAAACAAAGAGTGTAGTTGTAGCTACAATTCATGGTTTTATTAATGAAGATGACATTAATAATTATAAAAAACAACATTCTCATGAATGGATTAGTATTTTAGGAGCAGGTGCTAGTGAAGCAGATTTAGTTGAAGATACTTCAGAATGGAATGAAAGTAAAGATCATCCTATTTTAATAGACGAGGAATAAAAGTTATGAGTAAAGATTTATTGAAAATCCTAGAGGGTATATCTAAGGATGAGGGCGGGCCTACCTTTAAAAAACACGATAGAGTTCTTATTATAGATGGTTTGAATCTATTTTTAAGAAACTTTGCAGTTATGAATATAGTTAATGACCAAGGTGTACATATAGGAGGTTTAGGTGGATTCCTTAGGTCCTTAGGATTTTTAATAAATCACATTAATCCAACAGAAGCATATATTATTTTTGATGGTGTAGGTTCTTCTACTAATCGTAAGAATCTTATACCTGAATATAAATCAAATCGCAATACAGGTAAGTTAGTTAACTGGGAAGCATTTGATAATAAAGATGATGAAGATGATGCTAAAGTAAATCAAATATCACGTTTAATACATTATTTAAAATGTATACCTGTGAAAACATTATCTATGGATAAAGTTGAAGCAGATGATATTATAGCTCATTTAAGTAAACAATTAGCAGAAGAACATAACTCTAAAGTATACATTGTATCATCAGATAAGGATTTTCTACAATTAGTAAGTAATAATATTACAGTTTATCGACCTGTAGAAAAGGAGTTCTTTACACCTGAAAAGGTAAAATCTAAGTTTGGGGTATCACCTGAAAATTTTATTTTATATAAAACATTATTAGGAGATGACTCAGATAAAATACCTGGTGTTAAAGGTTTAGGGCCTGGAAAGTTATTTAAACTATTTCCAGAACTAACAACTAAAAAACTAACATTAGAGGATATATTTGATATATGTGAGTCAAAGTATAAAGAACATATTATATATTCAAGGATTATTTTTGATAAAGAGACAGTTTTAAAAAGTCATAAAATAATGAATCTATCAAAACCTATGGTTGATGAGGTTGAT